CATTCGCAGTCACATGGCAGACGGGAATCTTGTACGTCAATCGCAGAATGGAAAAGATTCAGTGGTCTTCGGTCCATCTGTTTACGACGTACCACTGCTTCCGTACGAAAGGGAACTAATCAAAACTGTTGGGATAACAGAAGAGGAGTATAGATTTTTTACGGCTGAGGTTAAGAGGAGAGGGAAGCTGAGACCAGCGGAGTATGCACACATCCCTGATATAAGAAACGATGTTGCAATAACGCCTATCCTTATCAACCTTGCAATCAGCTTGGTTCTAACCGGTGTTGCTTATCTGCTTTCACCAAAGCCCAAGATGCCCAGTGCAGCCAAAAAAGACGGCGGTGGCACCATAGACACTGGCGATGTCAATGGAGCAAGTCGTTTTACTCCTTCACGCGGATTTGAGACACTCGCAACGCTTGCAGATTATGCCGCCCCAATCCCAATCATATTTGGGCGCTATGACAGCAGGGAAAAAGTAGGCGGAATGTTGACCACGCCAAAGCTTGTGTGGTCGCGGATGTTTAGTGAAGGTACAAATCAAAGAGCGCAATTGCTGTTTGTCGTTGGTGAACAAGGGGAAGGCGCAGGAGGGCTTAAAAAACCAGATTTAGAGGGCATTTTTCTGGGCAACAATGTTTTGGATTCTGTCTTTGAAGATTTTTATGCTTTTTACTGGAAAGCAGATGGCTCCGACGAGACAAAAAGAAGGATTAAGCCAAGTGACAAAGTTTATGGCACCATTGGTGGGCCAGCTACGGGCGATCCATCAACGAAAACAGACGACACAGAAGTCTTTGTTTGTCCTGTGCCTGGGAGTGAAAAGCAATTTGCATTTTGCCATGCGTTTTCTCCTGCAAACAATACAGAATTTGGCGTTTTTGCCCCAATTGCAAACGGCACTAGCTATCGGTTGAACTATGAGATTATTTCGATACCTAAAGACCAGACAAAACGAGCAAAAGAAACTCAGTTGTTATCTCGCGTTAAGGTTGCGGGCGATAATAATTTTGTTAGGGAGCAAAAAGAAGCTAAAAAAGCTGGAGCTTTTAATGGTTCTTCAAAGCAAGAGGATCAGCACGGCAAGCAAGGTCAAAAAGGCATGGGACGCAACTACAGCCCACGCATGGGTATTGTTAGGCTTATAAGAAAAAATGATAGCAATTCTCCTTACATAACAGGAAATAACTTAACAAGAGTAGTTGGAAATGTCCAAGTTGATGATGTAGTGCAATTTATAATTTCTCCCGAATCAATTGAAGATGATCTGTACAAAATTGACGGGAGGGGCGCAGGCGTGTCTGACATTAATAGTGCTGTGCTTTCTGAACAGCTTGCTGCAGACGACGCGATGCGTCTTGGAGAGCAGTTTCAAATTGGTGGCTGCATTTGGAAGGTAACCTCACGCGAGTATGCACGCTTTGATCCTACAAGCGGCGACAACCAAGAGATTGAGTTGACATGTATAGACACTGCCCTGTCAGACAGAAAAAACATTGGCATTGTAAATTTAAATCAAGTCATAAAACCCAATGATGGATACATTGGAGATATGTTTGTAGGTGATGACCCCGATGCTTCCGAACCAGGGCAAAACGTAGGCGAAGCTTTTTGGCCTATTACTAAAACAACTATTGCCCTGGTGCGTAACAACCGACCAGCGATAGCAACGGAAATTGGAATTAAAAGTATTGTTTTTCAAAACTTAAAAGGTCTCTGCGCTTTTGCAGGGTTGCCTAGTGTTACGGAAACCAACGATTACGACGAAGACAATTTGCAAGTAAAAACCGGACGAATTAGTGCATATATTGCTAGAACGTCAGTCTTTCGAGTTTTTGTTAGGCAGGTTGGATCAGATAGCAAAATTTTTAATGCAATCCCCATATATTTTGCAATTAGAGGCCAGCGTCCTGTCGCTCAATATACGTTTATACGGTTCCAAAATAACAATACATTAGGTGCAGCAGAGCTTGAGTTTAAATTTGTCCAAGTGTCTGGTTCGGAGTTGCGGTTTATTACTAAAGACGGTAGCGAAACAGAGGTTTTCGACATGTCACAGCCAGGGTCAACAGATGATACAAATCGCACAACAACAACCGTAGAAGTAACCAATATTGGGAATATGACTGTCACAGCTCCGGGCAAATTTATTCCTGCACAACTTATAAGACAAAACAATGAGTTTATTCAAAACCCAAGAACAATTACGGGAAGCATTAAGGAAAAATACCCTCAAACTGTAGTAGCGTTTGAAAATAGGCCAGAGCCTCAAGCTGGTCGGTGCGCAGCTGGCGAATTAGAAAGGATTGCAAACATTGGCTTCAGGGGTCTTCCTCAATGGGACGATGACAAAGTAATCACCTTCCCCTCAAATGAGCGCAACATCGGTGAGCGCCCATTCACTAAGGATGGCGGCAAAGTCGGCGCGTTTACTTGGGAGTTATATGGTGATTCAGATCTTGATCCAAAACCAGTAGGATTTTCTAGAATATTTAGAACAACTGAGTACCATAAAAACAACTATACAAAGTGGTTGGTAATTGAGTGGAGAATACGAAAAGAAGAACTTCCTGAAAATCATTACGCACGAGGAAATCCAAATGGGTACGATCAAAAAACAACCTGGGTCGTTGATAAAGCAACGGTTATTAGCAGTGGTCCTGGCTTTTCTCAAGGAAAGCCTTCTTGGGATGCAGACGATGACCTCGGCAACGGGATTATTGAAGTCAGGAGAGGGCTGTATAGGACAGATGTATTTGTAGCAGATCCTTCTTATGAGTATCCGATTCCGCAGAATAGGCAAACGCCTCTCCCTGTTACTGGGGCGCAATATGTAGCTGACGATACTAAGACGGCTAGAAGCAATCCTTTTGTTGGGTACAACCCAGGAGGGAACATGACAAGTTCCGGCCAAAGATATAGAATCACTGATCTTCAAGCTGTTGACCCAGTACACGGCAGGGCGCAAGGCTACCGATATGAAATATTTGGTGCTGCTAACGACCCAAGAACGTTGCCGTTAGGCACAACAGCCACAACCGTTAGACAGTTGACAGGATTAACCGATTCAACCAAAAGGCTTAGGATAAGACTAACAGCTACCGTCAAAGAACTTGATATTGGTTATCAGCTCAACGAAACACAAGGATGGAGCGTTCCAGAAATAAAAGTTTTGCTTGATGAAAATGGGGAGAATACAACAAACAACATACAAAAAGATGATTTTTTTAAAGACGTAGTAAATATATCATCCATTAATCCTTTCCGAACTGTTTATGATGTAGCTGGCGTTAAATATCAAGTTACCAACCTTAAGACAGCAACAACAACGACAGCAGAAGTGACAGAAGGCGATTTTGAATTTGCAGAGCAAACACAATACTCAGACATTAGCCATTATCGAGATCTTGTAGAAAAATCTAACGCAAGCCAACCAGAGCATCAGATTGTTTATGTAAATGAAATTCAAGAATACCCAAGCGAACAAGCCCCTTTCATGAATGATTTGACGCTTGCAGGACTATCACTTAAGGCAGGGCGTAATTTTAGCCAGCTTGATCAATTGCGTTGTTGGCTAGCTGAAGGTATTCCGGTGGAGCGGTTACATCCAGACAAGCAGACCGATAGCAACATCTTAACAGCTTATGAGGATAGCTCTGCCATTGGCCCCAGCAACCTTTTAACTGATCTTGTCTATTACTTGCTTACTAACCAAATGGGCGGGGCTGGAGGGTTGCTAGCCATGGGATCAGACAACCCTTATTTGGTCGATAAGGACGATATGATTAAAACATCAAAATTTCTATACCAACAAAAACTGTTCTTTAATGGTCCGATAACGGAAAGAACAAATCTACGTCAATTTATCTCAGACGTTGCTCCATACTTCTTGTGCAACTTTGTTGTAGTGAACGGAAAATTTTCTTTAAAGCCAGCTCTTCCTGTTTTCGATAATGGAGTTATTAACGATGGAACAGTGGTTATTAGTGGGCTATTTACCGATGGCAACATCTTAGAGGATAGCTACAAAATTGAATACCTTGGAGCGGAAGAGCGAAGAGCGTTCCAAGCAATTGTGCGTTATCGCCAAGAAACCCCGAACAAGCTGCCTGAAGAAAAAGCAGTAACTGTTAAAGGAACAGGCGGAGGTTATTCAGACCCAAGGGTTGAGCTGCTACCCCAAGAGCAATTCGACCTAACAGGCTTTTGCACCTCCGAGAGTCACGCAGTAATGGTGGCTAAATACTTTTTAAGTTTGCGCAAGCTAGTAACGCATACAATTAGTTTCTCAACAACATTGGATGGGTTAAGTCTTACGGCAGGTGATTATATAAAAGTAATTACGACTTCTAGTCCTTACAGCAGCACAAAAAACGGAACAATTAGCGCAACTGGAGAAATTACGAGCTTGACTAATTTTGCCAATGGTCAGTACAACATCAGTTATTTTAAGTCCGGTTCAGAAGACGTGCAGCGCGGCACAATGCAAGTCGATAATAAAACAGTTTCTGATGAAACGTTTTTTAATTCAGTTTTCGCTATTGTTGATGATACTGTTTCGCAAAACGTCTACGTCGTTGAGCAGCTAACCTTCTCCCAGGAGGGCACGGTTGATATTGTTGCTTCTGAACATCCGTGTTTTACAGACAATGACAGCCAACCACTTCAGAGCAAGCTAGTGGATGCGATCCTTAGCAAAGACAACTTTACGATTTTCTAATGGCTTTCCCAGATCTGGCTCCCACAAGTCGTTCGTTTGAGTCGGGCGACTATCCGGTAAAAACGTTTAAAGCTCAAAACGGTGCTGAGCATCGAATCTTGTACGGCAGCAATCGCACCAACATGAAGCTTAGCCTTAGCTATGCCAACGTTGCTGATACGCAAGCTGATGATTTCATCGCTCATTACGACGAAGTGAAAGGCACCTTCAGCACTTTTGATTTACCTGACGGGTCTTTGTCGGGTTGGAGCGGAAACACTGGTGCTTTGCGTTCAGAGCCAACAACAGTTCCGACTGTGACACTTGTTGTGACAGTTGCGGCTTCTGGTGGCGCTAACAAGTATCGGATTGACGGGTCTTCGACAGATAACCAGACATTGACGCTGACTGAAGGCACTGTTTATTTGTTTAGCCAAGCGGACTCGTCAAACTCTGGTCACCCATTGCGCCTAAGTACAACAAGCGATGGCACCCATGGCAGTGGTGCTCTTTACACAACAGGCGTAACAACCTTTGGAACTGCTGGCAGTGCTGGAGCGTACACACGAATCAAGGTCGCTAAAGACGCCCCAACCTTGTATTACTACTGCGTTAATCACAGTGGGATGGGCGGTCAGATCAACACTCCTGCAGGTACTGTTTCTTCTGAATCAGGGACACCAGCAAAGTACAGGTACGAAAGTCCACCACAATTAACGCAGGTGCGTCCTGGCGTTAGCACTGTTACAGTGAATTTGATCGGCGTGCTGACCTAATGGCAAAGGTTTACAGCGGCAGAGATGGGACCATGCAGGTTGGCGGATCGACTCTTGCCAAGGTCGTCAGCTTTTCTGTCCAATCAAGCTTAGAGACGCTTGAAACGACAACGTTAGGCGAAAACCTTCGCAGCTATACCCCAGGAGTAGTGGGCTACTCGGGCAGCGCAACTTTGCTCTACTACAAGGAAAACGACGGCAGCATCAACACCAGCAGTTTGTTGAATAAGCTTGTACAGACTGGCACAGCAGGCGTTTCCTCTAGTGACACCGTTCTTTTGACGTTTCGATGGAACGATGGAACGGACAACAACGACATCAAAATGACTGCATATGTAACAAGCGCCAGCATTGGGGCAGCTACTGCAGATTTAGTCCGTGCTGAAATTAGTTTCCAGGGTACCGGCGAGCTAAAAACTGTAACTATTTCATGACTGTTTATCTTGGAACGTATGGCAAAGTTGAGCTGCGCAGACAGTTTGATGGCAGCGAGCTGTATTTTACGATTACTACCGGTGATGTTGACAATACACGTAAACGATTTGGCTGTAACTTAAAGCACGGTCAGTTATCGACTGGTGATCAAGTTGAAATAACAAGCACTGATAACGTTGCACTATCTTTTGTTTCTGGTTACACCCAAACAAGTATCAAGAAATTTCTACATATTGATGACGTTGATGGCATTCGGCTTTACGACACTTTTGCGGATGCAATCAATGGAGGCATACCAAACGCAGTAGCTTTGGCTGAACCTGCGTCGGATATCAGAATTAGGGTTGAAGTACAAAACGCAGATTACAGACTGCTTGCACAGGTCGATAGTTTTGAGCTGAACACACAAAGAGAAACCGCAGACATAACAACGCTGTCTGATGAGTTCCGGAGCCAAGTCAGCACTTTGTTGTCTGGCTCTGGTCGCATGTCATGTTTCTGGGAGTACACAGGGGACACGGTTAACGATCTGCCTCACTACTTAATTCAGCTTTTGTTACGCACCAAAGTTGGCGGAAACTTTAGTGCTCGTTTTTACTTAAAGTCGGCTAATTACAACCCCAGCGGAGTTGCAGCAGCTTTAAACGATCAAATTTGGTATGAGTTTGAAGGCATCTTGACATCATGCGCAACTCAAATCACCCCAGACTCAGCAGTCAAGATTGCGGCTGATTTTATTACGACGGGAGAAATCAAACTGCAAGTTGAAATGGAATCAACGGACTTCTTGCTGCAAGAAGACAACGGTAAAATTCAAGAAGAAGACAGTGACGCTAAACTGTTGCTTGAAAGTTCCGACACTTAAGCCCAGGAGGGCCAAGGCTCATGGCAGACCTTAAGATCAGCGCACTAAACCCCTTGGCTGGGAGCAACTTAGTCGCAGCCGATGAACTGGCGATTGTTGATAAATCAGCCACTGAAACCAAGAGAATCACGGTTTCAGACCTGATTGCCAACGGCGTCACCAAAATCAGTGACGACGCTATCCCTGGCGCAAAGATCTTGTTTGCTGCTGGCGATATTGCAACAGCAGCTTTAGCGGATTTAGCGGTCACGACGGCCAAAGTCAATAACGACGCAATCACCGCCGACAAGCTTGCCAATGAATCAACAGTTGACTTGGTAACAACGCTTCCCAGTGCTGGGGCGTTTACTGGTCAGCTTGCTTTTGATACTGATGACAACAAACTTTATTTGTACGACGGTTCTAGCTGGCAAAGCTTAAAAGCTGCCGGGTCTGTCAACACTGTTGCTGGGAGCACCACTGGCGAAATCAATATTGTCAGCACCGTTAGTGGCGACACTGCGACTTTAAGCGCAACAATTGACAACACAACATCAGCAGCACAGTTTCTTGCTGGTCCTACTGGGAGCGGTGGCGTCGTTGGTTATAGGACAGTTGTCAGCACTGACCTGCCTACAGCAACGGCAAGCGCAAAAGGCGTTGTTGTCGTCAACGGCAACGGTCTCGTCATGGATGGCGACACCATTGAGATCAACAACGCTGTCACCTCTAGTGGAACGCATCACGTCGTTACCTATGACACAAGTGGCTTAATCACAGGCGGTCGAACGCTGGTTTCAAGTGATCTTCCCATTGCAACGGCTTCTGCCCGTGGTGCGGTTATTCCTGGCAACGGCTTAGCTGTTGACGTGGGTGGCACCCTAAGTGTCAACAACACTGTCGCGGCTGACACTTACACGAAAGTGACAGTTACAGCCCAAGGTTTGGTGTCTGCTGGGACAACACTGTTAGCCAGCGATATCCCTAATCACTCAGCGGCAAAGTTGACTTCGGGAACAATCCCTACATCGATCCTTGCCAACTCGGCTGTTACTGGCATTAAGTTAGCGGATCAGTCAACCACCAAATTTGGCGGTGCACTTGGCAGCGACAACGTCACAATTTTCCCTTCTGGCGATTACAAGGGACAGTTCTTTTACGACGAGACAACGGCTGATCTATACATTTATACGGGGTCTGCTTACGTCCCAATCACGCTGTTAACCGGCAACTTGGTAAATGCTGGTGTTTATAACGCAAACACTAACTTGCTTGCAAGCGTTACAACAGCAGGTTCATCGGCTGGCTTTACGGCAGGCGCTGCCTTGCCTGCACCTACAGGGACAAACCTCAATCACTATGTGGTTGTTTCTGTTAGTGGAACGGGTAGTGGAGCAGCTCCGGCAGTTGCTCTTGCGCCGCCAGACATGCTGCTGTCGCAAGGTGTCGGGACTGAGTTCTCGTTAATCGATGTAAGTAACGCTATTGCCGGGCAAACTGCCGCAAACATTTCTGTTATTGCGTCGGGCAACATTATTGCTACAAATGTGCAATCTGCTTTGCAGGAGCTTGATGCAGAAAAGCTTCAGCTAGCTGGTGGCACGATGACCGGCGACCTGAACTTGGGCACTGGTGTTGATGTTGTTTTTGAAGGCAGCTCTGCAGATAGTTATGAAACAACTTTAGGGGTTACAAATCCGACTGCTGATCGCACGATCACACTGCCAAATGTGACCGGCACTGTTATTACAACGGGTGACACTGGAACGGTCACTAGCACGATGCTGCTGGATGGAACGATTCTCAATGCCGACATTAATGCTTCTGCCGAGATTGCAGTTAGCAAGCTTGCAAACGGTACTGCGCGTCAATTGCTGCAGACCGATTCTGGCGGGTCAGGCGTTGAATTTACGAGCAACGTTGATGTTCCTGGAACGTTAGATGTCACAGGTGCAGTAACGCTTGATTCAACACTGGCAACGACTGGCCTAATCAGCGCCAACGGAAAGATTAGTTTCCCGCTAGGCACTGCAGCCGCCCCAAGTATTTACTTTGCAAGTGATACGAATACAGGTATTTTCTCGCCTGCTGGGGATCAAGTAGCGATCACGACTGCTGGAGAGCAGCGCGTCACTGTTGACAGTTCGGGGAATGTCGGGGTTGGTACGGCAACGCCAAGTCAGATCCTTGAATTAAAAACAGCAGAGCCAAGAATCTCCCTAAATGGGACTACAGAAAACAACGAAAAAGGAATTGAGTTTGAGCACAATGGGGCTAGACGTGGACATATTTTTCATAATGCAAGCACTGGCGAGCTTTCTGTCTCGGCTGGCGATAATTCAAGCGGACATTTTATTACATTTAACACAAACAACGGTTCTGAGGCAGCCCAAATCGACAGCTCGGGCAATTTAATTGTGGGAGGAACGTCTACTTCCTCAACCAATGCAGCTTATATATCTCAGAATGGTACATACGTTTCAAACAGAACAGCAGGTACTAATGATCTTTGGAACGGTAAATTGAATGGCACTGTAACCAGCACTATTAACGCGGACGGCAGCGCCTCATTTACTAATCGTGTGGATGCAGGAAGCTCTACCTTAGACAACGCTGCCATCGTCGCTTCAGCTAATCATGCAACCAAAGGTGTTATCCAGGCGTACCACTACAACAGC